CCAGAGTAGCTCTAGGCATCTATATTGCTTTGCATTGAGTAGCTTCATATGAGCATATAACTTATAGTTTTCTTTATCTCTTTGTGTACTTACCGCCTGAGCTGTAGGCATATTGGTAAATAGCAATAGCCCGGCCAAAAGCACCAAACTACGCCTGCGAGCTATCCGCCTCAGCGGCTCGCCTGCGAGTATGGAGCGTAGTCCTTTAGTCAAATACGTGTCAATCTTGAGCGTGTGTTTGAGCGTGTCCCACAGGTTATTAACTTCTGTGTATAAACCCTGTGTATAACTCATAACTCTACCTGCATCCCGAGATAGTGCGTATATGCAGGTGGAATAGCCTCTACCATCTCGCCCCAGATCATCCAGTTAATACCCATAGCTTCGTTAGCCTGATCCATAGTCTTAGCTGTATGGCCGCCGCCCGGTATTTCATCACGCATAGAGCCATAAATACCGACAGGTTTACCCTGTTGTTTATGATGGCAGTCCGTACCTTTTAACTCAAGGTTAGACTCAAACAGCCTATGCCTACGTACTTTTAGCCCAAAGGCTGAGCCGCATAGCTGTACTGGATCTATCAGCGGCGCGCCTTTTACGTTTTCGATGATATAAGGCTTTCCGGATGCTATAAGTAATGACCTGACTTGAGCTAGTAAATCTTTCTTACTCGTGCTTTTGCCTTGAGCCTTACGTAAATGCTGTGTGATGCTATAAGTCTGACAAGGCGGCGAGGCGTGTATGAGGTCGTATTCCTCTAGATCTTCAGGCCTTAACTCCATTACATCCTTACGTATGTAAGTAAATGGATATCGTTTACCGTGTTTGATGTCCATACCTATAACCTCAAAGCCTGCACGGTGATACCCCATTGAGGCCCCACCAGCTCCGCAGAATAAATCTAGTACTCTAGGCATCTTTACCCCATCCCGTACCTTTAAAGCTGATACCGGGAGCGCTATAGATCTGCCGCATAGGTTCGCTGCAGCATAACGGAGTAGTTACCTTGTCCATAGGTTGTTCAACCTCATACCTGATATGACACTCTTTACACTCATATTCATAGGTCGGCATCGGCTGACTCCATTAGACACACGCCCATAACTCCGCATTTAGTACATTGTAAGGTTTTAACGTTTGGTGGCAGGTTATCGGTAATGATGCGCTCGATCTGCTCAGTTACCTTTTTGCACTTACGGCACTCGTATTTGTAAATAGTCATTAGGCCCTACAGTCTGCACAAAGCCACATTACGACCTCGCCTGATACATCTCGCACGTTAAAGCCATTTAGGGCTGTCTGCCATTTCTTGCATTGATCGCAGTACTGAGCAGCTACTACAGTTATGTTTCCGTCGTCGTGGATCGTCGTAGCGTATCCATCTTTAATAAATGTTAATTCTCCCATTACAGTTTTACCGCCTTATCTATATGTAACAGCGCTATCTCTTTATCTACTGGAGCAGTCTTATTAAAGGTGCTGGCAGGTAAGCGCCGGGTAGTCCATTTAATAGTTATTTTGCGTAGGTTAAACGCGTATATGCCTTGAGGTGTCTCGTTAATGTAAAACGGCGTATACCCCAGGCTGTTAGCTTGTTGCATTAGTGACTCGTACTTATCCTTTTCTAGTAGCAGCTCGTCATAATGCGTGTGTCTGCACTTAAGTTCTACGACCATCCGATAGCCGTCGCTCGTTGCATCGATGTACTCAAAAGCATCATTAGATCGCTCTAAGTCCTCTACATAGGTCGCTTTGATGTACTTAAATAACTCGTCCTCCGTCATACCTGAGGCTCGTATTTTCCTGTGCTACGGAGTACATACCATCGCGGCGTACATTGAGTAGCTTTAGTTCGCTCGGTGCAAAAATACCCGGCCCAGCTCTTAGGCGATCCGGTTGCCGATTGCTTCCAGATCATCGTGCCGTGAGAACATCGTGGGGCCTCAGCTACTAACTCGCCGCCTAGTTGCGTACTGATATCTGCTACAGCTGTAGCCATAGTAGGAATATCCTCTATAGCTGCTCGATTGCTCCACGGATCCGGATCAGCTGGCAGGTTTTCTACCTTTTGCATATCCTGAACAGTAGGCCGAGCGTGTTCGCTAGGTGTTAATAGGCCGATTACGCGCCCGTAAGCGCTCGTGACAGTATCCTCTATAAGCCATTTTTTCATATTGTTCGTTAAGTGTGCGACGTTACCAAACGCATAATCTACGGCGCTTGGGAGTGCATCCTCGTACTCACGATAGGCCTCAGCTTTAACCAAAACCGTACCTTTGATAACGTCTATATCCTCGATGTAGGCTATTAAACGCCCGGTCGGGAATTCTGATCTAAAGCGCTTAATACGAGCGTTTACATCCTCGTAGTTATCTAGGAACCCCATTAGATTAGCTCTTTTTCTTTGAGAGCTTGAGCAATAGCGCGGCCACGTACAAAGCCCTCGCCGTGTCCGTGCTTAAAGCCGATCGAGTATCCGATCACCATAAACATAAAGCCCATACCGCAGGCTGCTAAACCGATTAAAATGTCCATACTGTTCATTGTTCGCCCTTTGTTAAGGCCGAGCAGCTACCAAACCGAGTAGCCCTCCCGGCGTTTGTAGTATCAGTATGAGGCTACCTACTGACAAAAGGCAATTATTTCGCTAGGCGTGTCTCTAACAAAATCTCGTATATCTTGTCGATTTTATTATCCATACGCTCGACTCGTGACTCCATATGATCGATACGGCCTCGTAGGTTATGGCCTCCGTTACCGTCCGGCCTTAGCTCTGATAGGTAGTACTTAACTAAATGACGGACGAGCCCAGCCCCTAGCCCCAAAATGGTACAGCTCCCCACAGCTATACCGACTATGAGCTGAGCCCCTTCCATTACTTAGTTACGCCAAACTGACCTTCGGACGGTTGGAGTGCCTTAAGTAGTGGCCCGATTAGCCCAGCGATAAACGCGTTAGCCAATACTTTCGGATCGGTGATCCCTGACATATACAGCGCTGCCGCACTTGCCAAGGCTGCACGGCCGTAAGATTTAGCCGCTGCGATTGCTTGCTCTTTCATTGTCTAGCTCCATTACTGCCCTTAGGGTTTGTTTACTGTAAACCTAAACTCGAGATTAACGCTTTAGCCTTAGCAGCTGATACCTCTACCTCAAAATGCATATCGTCCGGCCTGCTCTTAAAGTCGCCGCCCCACTTAAGGCCGTACTTTTTAGCGAGCGCCCGGATCATCGGTACTTTTTCAGCCGGGAAAGTGTCGTATTTTCCTAGTGGATGCTTAGTAGCGTTTAGATCGATAGCTGTCCCGGATGAGTGGCACGATAATTTTGTAGGGTTGCCTCTTACCATCCTGTACGCATATGCCCAGTCGTCAAACGTACCCTCATCGATCGGCTCGATCAGCTCGTGAAACTCCGCAGCAAAGGCGGCCAAAAGAGGCCCAACACTTTCGGCACACCTTAGCTTACGATCCGTACCCCGTACAGGATAGGACTTTATTCTAATTGCTTCCGGATCTTTAGATGCCGGGTAGCCGTTATAGCTAGTCTCCATTAGTAACGCTCGGTGTGGATTGTTCCGCTTCAGGATTTAGATAGCGTTGATAGTCTGAGTTGGCTGGGTCTGCTGGTATCCAAGAGATAACGCCATCGGCATCTGTTCGCTTGATAGTAGTCACTACGCCATCTTCAATTATTTCTTCATAAATTGGTTTTGTCATTTTATAACTCCGAACTTAGAATAACGGAACCGCCATCGCTTCTTACGACATACGGAATACCTGCGGTTAATCCTGTAAAGTTTGTATAAATAATTCCTGAAGCATTTGCGGAAACATAAGTACCGCTTGAAACTACGGCGCGAGTGGATTGCGTGTAATTGCCCACTCCGTACCTATCCAAAATAACGGCTGTTGCAGGCGTTACGACTGTCGGTGCTGCTCGCATTACATTTGGAATACTCACATAAACTTCAGTTGTGCTTTGAGCAATACCTACTTGCCCACCTGCCGACAAGAAGTAATAACGCATACAGGCGGCTAATTCTCCTTGGAGTGTTGCTGCGTAGGTTCTGAAAGGTAATGCAACGCTTCCGATGTCAATTTGTACGCCAGTTATTTCGTAGTAATCATTAGCCCCAGCCGTACCAGTTGGAGTAAAAATAAAATATGGCGCCATTTGAGTCACAGTTGCTGCGACTGTTCCGCTAAAGGTAAATCGTTGCCAAGTTGTGGTTAGAGTGGCATTAGATAAAATTGCGTTAGTTGCTCCTGTCATAGAAAAAAAGGCTTGGTCTGTTCCTGTTCCTGTGTTTAGACCAACGCCTAGAACACTTGATGTCGCAGAATAATTAGCACCTGCTCTTGCGTAAAAAGACATAGTGACTGTTTTTCCTGCAAAAGGAATAGAATTAACAGACTCAAAAGAACTAAAATTGTAAAGTGCCGCGACACCCGTCTGTCCTGAATTACGCTGAAAACGCATTGCGTATTGGATATTAGGTAAATTTGTAGTGTCACCTGTTGCTTGGCGTGAAATTGTCGTGGCTTGATTAGCGCTGCTTGTCATACACCATCTATCTGCGGTGTATGTATAAGGCGCACTCGCAGCAATACTAAATGAAGTTCCGCGTTGCCACACCTGCATTGCTGAGTTTAAGACTGGATTAGATGCGCTTGGTGTTGCGCTGTATCTGAGTCCAACCGTAGCGGAACTATCTGCTACGAGCGTTTCGCCGTTCGCGCCCACGGATAAAATAGCCGGGGTATCGTTCGCACTAGCTCCGATTAAATCGCCTTTTGC